ATGCCGTACTCAGCAGAAACATTGTCAATACGCCCCGACCAGATTGTGTAGGCAACGCCAGTAGTATTTTGAACTCTTACCCTGGTACCAGCAACCAAAGCCGTAATGGGCGATGCAAAGCCAGTTGGATAACGCATCTCGAAAGACCCAGTAGATGCTTTGACCTGATCTAACTGTGCCTGCCTTCCAAGACTGAACTGTATGTTTTGCACATTGGTAAGTGCCGTATAGGTAATGCCGTCTGTCGAGTACGACACCGTGTAGGTCTGTAAAGGCATGGCTAAAAAATGTTGCTCACACGAATAGGCACAGAGCCGTTTTGCCTCATGTAGGTACGCAAGGCATTTACCACGCTTTGAGGGTCGCCACCATTGACGTGGATAGTCACATTGTTGCCGCCACCCATGCCGAAGTCCTTCATACGATCAAGAGGAATAATTGCTTCTGGGCCAGCCTCGCCCGCCGTGATAGTCGTAGCGCGTGTAACCACGCCACCGTCCGCCATCAAAGTGCCCAGGCCACCTACCGAGATACCAGCTGCAAGGCTCGCAAAATCAAAGCTAGTGCCACCCAAAGAAACAGTGGCTGGTGCAATACCAAGTTGGCTTTGAATGCCTGCCAAATAAGCCTGCGCAGCCGTGACACCGGCAGTGTAAAACTTAGTAGCGGCGTTCTTGCCTAACTGATCGGACAAGGCAGTCATGGCCTCAGTCAAAGTGTTAGTGCGCAAAATGCCATCGGCAGAGCCCAGGATTTCCTCAGCAATTAAAGTGCCACTGTTAGTACCTGCAGCCAACACCTGCGTCAAAGCCGCCTCTGACAAGCCACCAGCGATAAGTCGATTAACTAGGACACCAAAGTTTTTAGCCTTCTGAGCCTGTTTCTCAAGCGAGTCGAGAAAGGTCAAAGGCTTGCCGGTGACATCAAGCGCGTCTTTTAGATCAGCGACATTATCTGCAGCCTCAGCCTGTGCCTTTCCAAAATCAAACGACTCTGTGACGGCAGAGCCCACGGTCCTAGAAAAATCGTCAAAGGACTTTTGTGCTGCATCTAGTTTGCTGGTTGCATCGTCAAGCTGGGCGTTCAATTGCTCTTTAATAACCTGTGCCGCTTCTGCAGCAGCAGCCTTCATTTTGGCGTAAGCGTCAGCTTGTTTCTTAGCAGCGGCAGCAGCCTTATCTTTAGCTTCGTTGCTTTTCTTTGTTTTGTCTGTTTCGTCTACCGTGGCAACAGTCAAATTCTTAATGTTCTTAGTGACGTTACTAGTAGGGCTGTTCAAGCGCCTCAAATAGTCAGCCTGATCAGTTACTTCTTTATTGACAAAACCGATGGTGCGCAGCAAAGTGCCCAAAGCTGGCGTGTTGAGCGCAAGGGTTTTAATGCCACTACCTAGACGGCCTAGCCATGTTTTAGTAGCAGATTCTGCACCCTCTGTGTCAGTAGTCAAATTGACCAATACTTGCGCGTAGTCACTCAAAATAGGTATAACTTGCATACCTACTGTCTCCTCAAGTTCGCCAAAAGCAATCTTTAACGTGGTGACTTGACCCTCAAATGTTTGAGCATTCTTTTTAGCAGCGCCCCCAAAGGAAGCAGACAAGTCACCGATAACGCTGTCAAGATCTTTTGCTTTAACAGCGTTCTGATCTAAAGGAATACCAAGACGTGTAAGAGATGTAAAACTGCCAGTTGCCGCACGTGACAATGCCGTTGTAACGCTTGACAAGTCACGGCCTGAGCCAGCAGAAATATCTAGCCCCAGCTTTAACAGTTTCTGAGCCTGGGTAACATCGCCGGTTGCTCGCACGAGTTTGGCAAGGGCTGGCCTCAAAACATTATCGGCGGTCGCCGTCTGATACATAAGCGCCGTCACGGAATCCTCGACCGCTGCCACCTGTGTTTTGTTTGCGCCCACAGTATTTTCAAGGGCAATCTTTAACTGCTCTTGGCTTTTCTGATCCTCAGCAGCTGCCTTGACGGCTTTAGTTAATCCAGCAGTAATAGCGCCGATAGCGGCAATAGCAGCAGGCCCACCGTATTTGCTTAAGGCATAGGTCGCCTTCTGGGTATTTGTCTCGAGCTGTGCAAAAGCCTGGCGTGCTTTTTTTATGCCTTTTTCATCAAAAGCCGAAACGATATTAAGAATGACGCTCATCGAATCCTCATTGCATTGTTAGTTAGTTTCATGACTTTATTGACGAGCTCTTTGACTTGACGCTCAACGTCATCGCTGGCATCTCTGTAGGCCCTGTAAATAACGCGGGAAGGATTGCCGAAACGGTCAGTCAAGTTTTGACCTAAAACGCCTTCACGGCCCATGTCAAAAATTGTGGCTTGCGGGCTTTTCCACCGGACACCAAAGATGCCAAGGTTTTGCATTCTGCCACCAGGCGCTTCCCTGACGCTTTTGCCACTTGTAAATGCTGTGAGGTTTTTGCTTACCCTGTCAGCAGACCACGACATGATGTCAGCGCCCGACTTGCCTTTCCACGATCTAGCCATACCGGACAATGGGGCACCAGAAGGCAGCATTGTTTTTGCGTCCGTAATAACTGGCTGGACAATCTGCTTAAAGTCTCGGGTAATTTCACGGCGCAGTTTCTTGTCCATCGTGTTTAGCTCTCTTAAGGCTTCTTTAAGACCTAAAACCTCAACACTATTGCTGGCCATTATTTCCGACTTTCGTTTATCATCTTTATGACTGTCGAGAGGTCATCTGTCGTGAACTCTATCTCACGTGGCCAGAAGCCTGTGGCAATAAGCACCCCCGCTAAAGAATGTCGGTAGGTGCCTCGGAGAAAGGGCGGTCTGTGTCCTGGCTAACTACGTCAAGGCTAAGCAGTTTTTTAATGAAGTCATCAAAAACAATAGGCACAACAATGTTGTGAGTTTGACAGGCGCACCAGCACAAAAACGCTAAGTCCTCTATGCCGATGCCGTTAGCCATTTCAGAGGCTTTGGTTTTGTATTTGCGTTCCCATTGGGTAACAGCCCAAAGGTTAGTTGTAACTGTAAATGGGCCTTCACCTAGATCAGCGCGTAGCTCTAGTTTCATGTCGGGTTTCCTTTTGTGTTTTGGTTAAGAAACGATGGTGGAAAGAACGCCACCGCGGAACGTAATTGAAATGGTACTTAACTCGCCCAATGTTGCATCGATGACTGGAAGTTCCTCTAAATACGTACCCACTAGTTCAAATCGAGGGGCTGTCGCAGAGGCGGTAGTCAAAGCAGCGTCAGTTGTTGCAACCTTGACAGTTGTAACTGTGCCAACAAGAGCTGCAAGTGTTGCGTAAGTCTCGGTGGCTGCATAGGACATGTACAACTCCAACACTATTTCCTGATCGAAAAGACCAGAAACAAAGGACCTTGAGGTGCTTCCGAAGGCGGTGGCTTCAAGAGCCGAAGCGCGATTTCGTACGGTTGCGCTAGTACACATATCGGTCAAATTAACACTGTTAATCATTACGCCTGGGTTGGAAAGGTATGTTGCTGAAGCCATGGTTTAATCCTCTGTAGATGTTTCTTCTGTTTTAGCAGATTTGGATGGGGTTTTGTCGGATTTGATAAAGCCACCTTCAATAAGGGCTTCAATGTTAATGCCCTCGGAAGGCTCAAACTTGTCGCCTGGTGTGCCAATTCTTGAACTAATGATTGTGTACATGATCTGCCTTACGCTGTCTGTGCCTGTACGGATACTACTAAATCGTAGCAGGGATATTCTGCACCACCGATGAGATATGCAGTGGGCTGGCCGTTTAAAACAATTACTTTGCTTGAAATGACTTTGGCTGTGATGTCTAACAGCTGGCGTAGCACCGGCAGGTTGGCTGGGCCTGAACCAAGCACCTTGATTGGGAACGTCACATTGAGGATGTTGCCGTTGCCTGCAAAGGCAGTGAAAGATGGCGCGTCAATAAAGACGCAGTTAGGCACAATCTTTGTTGGGTCTGTTACGACCCTTAGCCCAGAGACTGTGGCAATTTTGGCTGCCACATCATCTATGGCTTCGTTCAGCAGGTCTGTAAAAGGCACTACGCCACCTGTGGGCGATGGATGCCCAGTAACTGCTTAATGATTGGAGTCAT